GCGTAACGCCAAGAAAGCTTTATACCGGCCTTAATTTGAGAGTAATTAGTTCAAAATATGGAAAAAACGTCTCTTAATCCAATTATTTGCTCTTCTTCGGGAGCAATAGTAATCACTACTGTTTTAGGTTTTGTTTTCCACTTTTTTGAAAGCATATGAACTAAGGCGCTTTTTCCTGTTCCACGTCTTCCTACAACAATGCAGCGATCACTCGATTCTAATATGGATTTATAATCAGCGGTTTCCCAAAAAGCTTTTTCGAGCATGTTGGTATCCGACTCTGCTCTTATATCACCTAAAGAATTTCCTTTCATTTCATGAGCGATCCTAATTTTTTTGATGACTTAACGTACAACAGGGTGCTAGGCATGTAAAGTCAAGCTGTAAGACTCTTACTTTAGAATGTGTTTGTGACATACCGCGCGCAATGCTATCCCCGCCACGCCTGCCCGCTTTATGCATCGCTTTTCATGCATGTGCATGTCCCCCCTTAAACTCGTCAGCACTGGCCTCACACATGCTTAGCGATCCAATTTGGATCATGCGGATTCATGCAAGCATATGCACTTTGATGCAGAAGCAAAAAGCCACCTGAAAGGTGGCTAGTGAAGGGTAGGGAAGGAGGTCTTAATCATTCTGCCTGGCAGTATATTGCGGCTTCGAAAACAGATGTATCGATTGTGCCAGCCATATCGCTGATCATCGACAGTGCCATTTTTAATTCATCTTCTTTGCAGTGTGCGATCAATGATACGTCGGCAATGAACTGAATGCGTGCAACCGTTTCACTTAGATTATCTATGTTCATCAAATGATTAACTCCTTCTAGTCAAAATATACTGTATGTATAAACAGTATCATGGTGGCTTTAAATCGTAAAGAATAAGGCGGCTCAGATTAGTCCGACTGCCGTTTTATTAATCAGGCAGATGTATGCCTCTTTTTCTTGCGAGGGCATTAAAGCGTTTTAATGTGGTGGCATTTTTGCGCCGTCTATGGAACAGATAACGGTTTCAACGCGTGGCAATGTGCGCTCAACAAATGTTTTGGTTAAGTACGCATTGGCGCGGGCTGTTCCCTGTGTCTTTTCCAGATCACTCACGCGGCGTTTAACGTCGAGCTGTATCAGCGTCGGCTGCTTTTCAAGTAGCTCCTGCGCACGCACTAAAACCGCAATCGTCTGACTGCGGCTTTGCATTTCCTCATAGGTGGGGTACGGGCTGGCGATGGCTTCCCGTGGAGCATTCAACGGAAAAGCAAATTCCTCATGCATCAGGCATTACCCTGCCGGTGTTTATTGCGATGTTCTTCAATTTCCTGGCAGGAAACATAGCGAGTTACACCCAGATACGCGCGGCGGCGCTTTTCAGGAATTGGGGCATCACAGTCTTCACAAAATGAGGCGCTTATACCAGGCGCGCGATTGACGATATTGGCGATGTTGCGAGCCAGCATTTCGTCGGTGCGCTGCTGCACGATGTCCATTGAGTCAACCATTAGTGCGCCTCCTCAATCTGTGCCTGGATTTTTTCCGCTTCCTGATTAAGTAGCTCGGCTGCTTCGATGTGTGTCATTCCATCACTACGGATCTTCCATGCCAATACATTGAGGCGTGAGGCCATAAGTTCTGCACGAGCAAGACGCTCTTCCTTACGTGCATCATTAAGCATCATATCGAGTTCAATATATGAAGCAGGTTTACTGGTGCCAGATGATTTATTCAGCATGAGATTTTCCTTTTTTCAGGCAAAGCGAATCCCGGCGGGTTTACGCCAATTAATTGCTTTGGGTTATTTAGCTTAAAAGAGTCATTCGTTTGGGAAACAAACTTACAACGGCTTTCAGATGGTTCATTGCGCGAATCAGTGCGTTTCTTTCTTCATTAGTGAGATCATTAAAATCGGCTGAGTGCCGGTCTTTGCCGATATTCGCCAGGAAAAAGATAGCGCTTAATGCTCGTTTGTTATCCTGATAACTGCTGTCAGTCACATCGCGCATTTCAGCAATAAAACGGGTTATATCTTTTTCGCAATTACCGCCCATCAGTTGAGCCCGAAGCAGAGCAACATGATTCAGCGCGGAAACGCGTTGACCGGCTGTCAGTTCGACCAGCATGGAATAGCCTTCGATAGCCATGATTTGCCTCTCTTAGGTAATACCTGTGCTTTTACTTCTGAAGACGACGGGGTTGCAGGGTTCCAGCGCTTACCGTTTTCTCCCATGATCCAACCGTGTCCGTAAGACATAGATGGGCTTTGGCGTTTAAGCCTTGCTGCCAATGAGATCATGATTACCCCTCAACTCATACCAAATGATGCACCGATGCCGCTGATAGCATCGACAGTTGAGGACAAGGCCGGGTTAGCCTGAATACGCGCCTGTACCGCCATTGCGGCCAGCGTTAAGCAGCGAATACCGCTATTAACATTTTGCAGCAGCCCACGTTTAGAGTTGGCTGTCATAGGTTCTGTAGAGGTTGCGCCTGCTGCTAACTGGCCCACTTCTGCAGTAGCTTTCATGACATACAGGAGAAATTTTTCATCAGCGACTTCGTTTACCGGCACACAGGGGAGGCAATGGATTTGCGCCAGCAGGCCATCAACTAACGTTGCATCCTCAGTGACATCGGTAAGGACTAAAACCGCTAAGACGGTAAGCTAATGTGGTTGGTCTGGATTCAGCTTATTACGCAGTGTTTGTGCACGAATGCCGCACTGCTTCGCAATGTCTTCCATATTGTGACCTAACGCGAATTTGCGACAGGCATCGTCGTAGTGGGTATGGTTAGAAACCTTGAAATCAAACATGCTCAGATCCTTCTTAACTTGCAAAATCAAGTTAGGGTTTAATGTAGCGACATTTGATTGCCTGCTGGCGGTTCTTTTCACGCCATGCAGCAACATTGATAAGCGGATTGCCATGTTTCGTCATGGTGGTCTCTACCACTTCGCCGGTCTTACGATTAGTGCGGTTCTGCGTATAGGTGAAAGATGGGGTAGGGGCGAGCAGCACAACCCCGTTAGCAATCCATTTCTCCAGCACTGACAGGCTAATGCGGTTGGCTGCAGCAAAGTCCTGTTTGGACATTGTTGGGGATGTAGCGAGCGTGACGGCTTTGTTTACGGCGTCGTTTACCGCTTCGCTGATGGCTGGCATCAAAATCGCTGCGACATTGGCAATAAAATCTTGAGATTGCACTAAGTCAAATGCGTTCTGGCTGTTTGCATTTTCAGTATGCATAACGCAGTATCCCCTTTGAATTGTTTTGTTCTACGGTGTTTCATGTGGTGTGCTACATCCTAGATCAACAAATGACGTTTAATAAACAACAAATGTTTATTTATTTGGTGGTGTATGGATTTTAGCAAAGGGACGGCATTAGAAATCGTTGAGCGTCTGTCGTGTGCATATGGCGTTGCGACTCAAAAGGCTTTGGCTGAATGCCTAGGTGTGCCTGCTGCGAATGTAAGTAACTGGGTGCAGCGTGACAGCGTACCTGGAAGCGCTTTCGTGAAATGCGCATTAGATACGGGTAGTGATCTCCATTGGCTGACAACGGGAAATCTTGCAAATGCAAATATAAATGCTTTGCCGAATTCCTTTAGTGGTGAAGCCCTATACACCGAAATCACTTCAAACGGAGGCAAACCAGTTTTGCGTCGCATCATGGACGCCTATGGTTTCACTCGGCAAAAACAACTTTGTGAACTGTTGGGAATTTCATCCGGCACGGTCAGTACGTGGGTGCGGCGAAACTACTTTCCCGGCGATGTAGTTGTGACGTGTGCGATTGATACCGGCGTGTCTCTGTTGTGGCTGGCTACGGGGAAGGGTTCGCATGAAGGCAAAAGCGCAAAAGAAAGCACAGCCATGTCGGTCCCACGTAAGAACCTAATTACAGGCGGGCTACATGATGCTGGAAGCTGGGCGGTCGATTTAAGCTTTATCCCATACGTTCTTAACGAGCCGGTTTTTATTTCAAGTAACACAGGGGCATGGATCGTTGACACGACTATCTTCGAAATCAGTAATGGTCGTTGGTTGCTCAGTATCGATAATAAATACGACGTCTATGATATTACCCTTTTGCCAGGACGTAAGATTAGTGTGATGAGTAAAGGAACTAACTTCACTTGTGGCGCTGATGAGGTGAAAATTGCAGGAAAAGTGGTGTTAACTATGACTAATAATTTATAAATTAGCGATTTCAAAATAACGTTTTTAGTGAGCGTGGTGAAATTAAGTTTATAAAAATAAGGTGATAATGTGTCCATGGATGATGTCAAAGATGTGCTATTGATTATAAATACATCAATATCTTTATTTATGATTGTAATTCACCTTAAAAATAGTAAGTTGCAGCGTAAAAGTTATTTATTGAACTCTAATAATTTAAGGTTGAGTGCAACTAATCTTAATTTTATTGAGTGTAAACAATTTGATGATAATTTTGTTATAAAACTGGCATTCTACAACCCGAGTTCGACTGCAGCTATCATTAAGTCATTGACAGTGACTAAGAGTATTCCTCATCCCAATTTCTTGCTTCGCAAACTTGGTTTTTTGAAAGAAATAGAAGTTGATTATGACTGGAGTCCTGCTTTGAATGAGAAGGAATACGAGGTGTCCTACTTGCGAGATGCATATCATTTGTTGCATGTGAAGACAGTGGCAACATTATATGTCTCAGTGACAGGATATATCGATAGATCTCGTTATCATTTTGAGATAAAAACTAACCACGATTACCACAAGCTTAGTTGCCATGTCGACGGATTCAACCATAAATTTCCCACAAATTTCCAAGAATGGCATAAAAACTGAAAGTTATAAGCTTATGATTCTAAAACAATATAGTATGATTATAATAAGAGGTTGAGATGGAAAGAGGAATTATAAGGTTATCGGATGTTCGTGAAGAAGTTAATGAGGTTTTCAATCATTTTAATTCTATTTCTTATGATGATATTGAATCTAAAAATTTATTTGAGAGCATCAAAGGCTTTGCAAGTGAAATTTATGATTTATTGTCTTTTTTGGAGAGGAAACATGATTTAATTTTTGTTGATGGAAAGAACTCGCTCGATAGGTTAAGTTTCACACTGAATTCGTTCATGAGAACGTTACGGAGGTTCAATAATACAAAAACAACTAATAGTATTTATGCAATTCAA